GGCAGACAGGAGGTTCGGCATCCATGTCATAGCCGTAAGTATTTCTACCTTGCTCTATTTTCATTTTGTCCATTTGATTGTTTATTCTAATATTCTCTTCCGACAAAGCTATCACTCGGTCATTAAGTTTCTCTATTATGTCAAGGTAGCGCATCCGCTCTTTCTCTGAAATGCTATCGCTGTCCGCAGTTTGTTCGCGAATACTATCGTTTCCCATCGTCCTGATGTATTCGGGCATAGCGGTAATCATGTGGATGTTTGAGCGTGGGTCACACACCTTGATACCCGCCTTTCGGCTGGAGTCTGGCCAACCACCAGCAGGCTCAATCATAGAGTTGGGCGTAATGGGCGCTATGATTGACGTTTCGTCTGCTTTCTCGTCTAAAAAGAAAGCAGTAATCGGAACGTTAAAGCGGTTACAGAACTTCATCAACTGTGTAAGAGGGAGCATAGTAACACCATCGACCCAGCTACGTAGGGTGTTGTAGTCAACCATCTCCATACTTTGAAGAATCTCGTTTCTCTTAATAGATGAGTTTGCCTTCATCCAATCGGCGAGAAACCCATAATTATACACGATGTTATGCTCTTTCATATCCGTTAATTTTAAAAATATGTGATACTCGAATATTTATTTGTGTTAAAAGTTGTAATATTGTTGGATATTCCCATAATATATACTACTTTTGCATACAAATATAAAATTTATCATCTGAATGACCAAGAATATTTGGAAAAAAATAATGGATGGCGGCATATTATCTGTTACAGATATTAGTCCCGAAGAGAAAAAGCAACTATACGCCTTGTTTGAGGAGTATGGTCTGCCTCAATCTACCTGTTATAACAGATTCTTTGATAAAGGATTCTGTAAATGGGAGATTATGGGAGTGTCGCACATTCGGGATGCTTTTCTTGTGTTGGAGAAAATCAATACCGATAATCTTCAGGAAGGAGAAGAGGATAGCCGAGGATATGGTGCCGTGCTTTCGTTATCCACTGGGTACAATGACAGTAAGTTTTATGAGCTCGTTACGAACTTGAAAATGGGAAAGCGTCTGTGTGATCGTATGTCAGAATTAGGTATGTCTTCTCAGATGACTGTTCGCACCCGTTTTAAGACGAACGATTGGAAGCCGTGGGAGTTGAAAGGTGTGAAAGCCATTATTGACGAATTTATTATGAAAAAATAGTTCATTATTTTATGAGTATAATAAATATCACTTTCGATTTAGAAACTTGTTCTCTATGCCCCACGGCAGCCGTGATGAGTATCGGAGCAGTAGCATGGAACGCTGATGCAGAGGTCAACCCTTTTACGGATGGTTTTTCTGGCGATTACTGCTTCTATCGTCATGTCGATTTGCGTTCATCCTTTGTCGATGGTTTTAGTTTTGACAAAAAAACATCTGATTGGTGGACGACACAGAATGATGATGCGAAAAGATCACTATTGGAATACGATGAAATACCTCTAAGACCGATAGATATTGTTATAGAGGAGTTTTTCCGTTTCATTACAAGTGTGCAAGCAGAAAATTCCGCCAAGGAAGTGAAGTTATGGTCGCAAGGTTCTGATTTTGACATCGCTATCCTGAGAAATATATGCAGAAAATACGATATAGAAATTCCTGTCTGTTACAAGAACTTCCGTGATCACCGTACGTTCTTTATGGAGGGTGCTAAAATCATCTGTGACAAGGCGGGTGTAGAGTTGGATGACAATAGGGCGTACCTACTGGTTGATGAATATGACGGTCCTGGCGAACCACACAATCCGGTTTATGATTGTAAACGTAGCATCTACTCAACCTGGCAGATGATGAAGCATCTTAAATTATTAGCCGTCAATCATTAACACAAAGAGAAAATTATGTCACCGCATCGTATAGCTTATACTGAGATAATTCGTGAAGACGACCCTTCTATCCGCACATTGCTCTTTCATGCGCCTTTTGATTTATTAAAAGATACATGTCAAAAAATATACAAAATGATGGACGGAAAGATAAAGAATATCGTCTTGCATCGTGAGCACTCCTGCCGTGTACGCAATAGCAAGTGTTTTTGGCGTGTGGCTGTGCAGATAAACGGTCTTGACGAGCAATTCGTATCGTTCAAAGAGTTCGTGCTCATGTTAATTAGTTGCCTAAAAAAGACAACTTCTTGTCATGTTCGTCATTACCGAACGGAGACGTTCTTGAATCTATAAATAGAAAGTGGGCAGGATGGCGGAAGCGGTAACGCTCCGCAGTATTATGGTGAACGGTCATATAGGATTGAAAGCCTCGGAATGGCCGCCTTTTGAGTACCTCGGGCATCCTGCCCTTATCATATAAGTAATAAAAAATTTATAGCACAATATTTATGCTCTTTCATCCGATCATAAACCGTCTCGCCAACATCGACCTGACTTACCTTGTGAAGCCAGCCGATGAACAGCATTTTGAGGGGCAGATAGCTTGCTTTTGTCCGCTCTGCAAGTCAGCACAAGACGCGGTGGCTCGTACCCCACACCTCATCATCTACAACAATGAGCGTGGCGGTCTGTATTCGGGTGTTGGAGCCGAGAACCGTCTGGCAGAGCAGGGGGCCGTGAAATGGAAATGTACCAAGACTGGCAAGACCGGCTACGGAGCGATAGAGTTGTATGCGGCAATGATGAATCTGCCGATGCACGGCGCAAGTCTGCAACGCATCTGCCAGCGACTTGTCAAGAAGGTGTATGGCGATAGCGAGGAGGTGAAGGCAGCTTTTCCTGAAGTGTTTGGTAAGATGGACTACCGCACTATAGCGCAACAGACCATCGAGACCTTCTCTTTCATGCCTAAGACCGACTTCTCTCCACAGGAACTTGCAGCATTAGGTTGCGAGGTGAATGTTGTGAAAGGACTTCCGCAGTTCGGCTTTGGCAAGGACTTTACGCCTGATATGCTCAACCGTGACTTTCGTATCTATTCACTCACGCAAGTAGTGTTGCCCGACGTGATACGCCAAGGTCAGCACGTCAGCGAGATAATACACGGCACACCGTGGAACCCTCTCTTTGTGTGCTTTGCCTCACATGAGACGGGACCGCAAAACTCATACGGCTGCATCTTCCGCCCTGCCATGAAGGGCAGCGAACCTATTGTTTTCTCTACAAGCGAGGAACACAGCGTGCGCAAGATTAGCCGTTGGCTCATGGGCGACAATGTGTTCACTCATGCAATGGATAACCGCACGACGGAGACAACGGCCGTACATGCAGCCATCAAGAAGTACGACCCCGAAGAGAAATACACAGAGACAAGGGAAATATGGGAGGAGAACAAAACCAAGGACGGAGAGCCTAAAGGCACGTTCAAGAAGGTGGACGTGAAAATCCCAACGGCCGAGATAAAGGCTCGCAATGTCGTGTTTTGCCGAACTCCCGAAGATGCTTTGAGCGTTTATTATGCTATGCGCTCCTTGCGTCTTGACAAGCAGGAGACGGATGAGCATTTTGCCAACTACTGTTGGTATCATGTGGCATTTTCTATTGGTCGCCGTAACTTCTGGTATATAGAGCGAGGCGAGTGGAAGCAGGAGAAGCTCGACTTCAGTGCCATCCAGTTTGCCAAGATGAATCGCTTTGCCGAGCGTGTCATCATCCTCTACCCCAATGATATTATCTCGCAGCGTGATTGTGGGGCGATAGCAACCAAGTTCAGCAGTATGTGCTACGCTATGTTGCCCGAAGCCTTCCGTTCACGGTATAATCAGCGTTGGCAATGGCTGTATGGATGCTCGCCAAGAAGCGTGCGCGACTATATGCTCACCTACCGCATGACCGACGAGGATAGTTTTCAGTTCGACCATGATATTCGCGTGCCACTCTACTCCCGTCTGCGTGGAGCTGTGAACACCGATCCATTCGAGATAGAATACCCACGTGATCCAAGAAGCGGAAAGCCGAAGCCACCTACCTGCAAGGTATCGCCCACAAAGCTCTGGCTCTTTATGACATGCCACGGCTATTATCGTATGATAGACCCTGAAAGCACCGACCTTGTAGGACAATTCATCCATCTTGACCGTTGCTTTGTGGAGTATATCGACGCGAAGAGCATAATGCAAGCGGCGAAGGTGCTGCTATCCGAATATATCGAACAGAGTTGGCGACACAACGACATCGAGCGTAAGATGATGTCCGATTGTGCCAATATGGTGGATAAGACCTTCACGGAAAAGTCGGCAGGCGGACTACAAAGTATAATCATCAAATTTGCCGATGCTTTCGATGCGAAGACAGAATGGTTCTACTTTCGTAATGTGGCACTGAAGATAACCCCCGACAATATAACCCCCGTGTCGTACAACGACATCAACTTCTTTATCCCCTCGCTTGCCCGTAAGCCCTACGACTTTACGATGCGTGCGGTCAAGCAGCCTTTCGTGATAAGCGAGCGACCCGAATACCGCGACCGTTTGAATGCTATCCTACAGAAGGAGAATATGCGCAACGAGGACGGTTCGCCCGTGTTCTCTACCTTTGAGATAGGACAGATGAAAGCCGACCTTGAAGAATGGAGCCAGATCTACCGCTGGCAGGTGGACTGGCTGGGGCAGCGCGAGCAAGACCTTTGGCCGATACTCCGTGTTGTACGCGGATGTAGTAATACCCTTTGGGAGGAAGAACAGGAGGCACAGCGCAACAAGAAGGAAATCCCCACGGAGGACATAGCCGTTATGGACTCCCATTTTGCCAATATGCTTTCGTGCATAGGCCGACTTTGTTACCGTTCCTGGGATGGTATGCAAACTGTCTGTCCTTATCTTCTGGAAGACAATATCGTGGATGAGAAGCAAGCGTCTGGAGGTAGTGGTAAGTCGGTAATGATAAATCTCGTAGTAGGCGCAGCTGTCAATGTGATGCGAGTTGATATGAAGGAATTTCTCACCGTCAATGATGCTAAGTTTAGTCTCTCCGACCTGTTGCTCTACCCTGGCAAGTTTCGTGTGGTGCATTGGGAGGATAAGACAAAGTGCTTTCCGATGAAGTACTTTTATAATAAAGTGACATCGGGCACCAAGGTAGAGCGTAAATTTGGCGACCCCGTTCTGCTCAAGATGGAAGACTCACCTTTGCACGTCATAACGTCCAATAGTCCACTATCCGATGATGATGATTCTACAATAGGTCGTTTTCCCCTGGTGTCATTCTCCGACCGTTTTGCTCGCGCCAATCCACAGAAGCGCAAGCCGGCACGTTCACCAGCCGATGTGATGAAAAATTTTCGCGTGGAGCCTGAGTACCTAACCGATACCGATCGTAATCAGACCATCTATATCTGTGCTCTGGCAGTGCAGTTCCTGATGCGCTATCACACCTTTGCCATTGCACCGCAAGACAACGTGCGTCGTCGTCAAATGGTACAGAAGCTCACTGAGAGCATCGTGCGCTACTTCGAGTGGTTCTTTTCACGTGATGAAGTCTATGGCATACCCATTTGTACGGACGATATGTTCAACGAGTTTATGCGCGACTGGGCAGACGCTTCCGAGGGTAAGAGCAAGGAGTATAGTCGAGCTACCTTCAAGAAGAAGATATACGACTATTGCGAGAATATGTCTATCACGTGTAACCCTAAGCACCTCTTCGAGAACGAGAGCGACAAGCAGCGCAAATGCTTCAAACTCCAGGCGTGGGTAACACAGGAATACTTCACAGGACGGGAATGGGAGAATGACAACACCATTGAACCGAAGTTTATCCGCTACATGCAAACTTCAAAGCATGTGTTCTTCTTCTATCGACCAGGTAAAGACCAGATACCGAAGGACTACAGAGAGCTCAAGCGTATGGCAAAAGTCTTTGCCGAGAATCCCGATCCTCTGCCATACCGTGATGATGACGGAAATCTTGTGCAGCTCACCGATGAGGAAAAAGAACGTTGGGAGAACAACAAGACGCGCAAGCAGGGCAGAAGAATGGCAGCACATGCGACTACGTTGACAACACAGTTGGATGCAGTGAAGGAGGAGGATCTGCCGTTTTAAAGTAAATATAGAATAATACAACATTTTTAAATCATATAGAATATGGAAAAGATAACAATGCGTAAGGATTACACTACAAGAGTAGTGCCAGTAGAAGAATCGGTAGGTCATTATCTGGCTAAAAGAGCTGCCCTTACATGGACCGAAGACTTTATTGACGAGGACACAAAAGAAACGGTAACAATCGATCGTTGTGAGGTTCTCTTGGAGCGTGGAAAAATGATGTCCCCAGAGTTGGCTGCCGGACTTAAAAAGGAAGGTATAAATGAGGTTGAAATCTCTAATTGTCCGTTTCGTGCGGAAGAGAAAAAATACTTCTCTTATCTCGCTCATGTAAAAGTGATCGTCCGTAGTAGCAATAACGAAAATGCCGTACTTATCGTGCGTAGTGACTCTCTAAGAGGAGCGCAAGACTGTGCCATTGACTATGCCGAGGGGGCAGTGAACAAAATCTTCAGTTCCCCAAACGCATGTTATGTGTATATCACCAAGGCAGAATTCATCGGCAAGATACATTTCATCGGTCGCACAAATGCAGACATCGAGGAAGAAGAAAAGAGAATAAGCGAAGACCCTGATGCTCCAGTAAAAGAGCCGTTCAAAGTGAAAGCTAACTTTATTAACGCAGATGTCTATAACCCCGATGACCGCTCTCAGTATGGAGTACATAAAAACGAGCTGTTCGTTGTATGGGCTTACGATGTAGTGACAGCAAAGAACATCGTTTTCGACTATTTCAAGCATAAATTCCACACTGTATATAACGACCGAGAGACCTTGCGCATTGTAGGAGCTACGCAGTTCTATGCGCACACCTATGTCCCTGCGGAATATTGCAACGAGTATATCCAGGACGAAAAGAAAAGACTTCCAGTAGAAGATTAGAGTTAAGGTTCTTGTATAAAGAACATATATAGAGAAATTCTAATAAAAATGTAGAGTATGAAATTATATCGTTTTATGTCAAACGTCGAGTGCGTGAAGCTCGCGCGTGGCGAAGTGTTAAAAAAACATACCGACCACAGCGTGAAACGTGGTACGGCAAGTACGGCCAAAGGATTTTGCTTCGGCATTGGCGACAAGGAGCAGGCTCGAAAAGATTTTCGACATCTTATAGGAATTTTAGATTTCGACTTTCTTGTTGTGGTGGATGTTAAACCCGAGAGAGAAAGCAAGTTTACATCATGCCAGGGTCGTTACGCTGATTACGAAAATATAGACTCCAAAGATGACCGTTGGACATTTGGTGAATCGTGTAAGATGTTCAACGAATATTGCACGGAGGCATATTCGTTGAGCGATTTCGAGGAGTGTCATTTTTACGAAGTTTCATTTAACGTGATGGGAGATCCGCGCGACTCAGCTCGTTTGCAGTTGGAAGAAATAGATTCGGAACATATCTTGAACACGGGTAATTCATTAAACAATTTTAAAGAATCCATGTCGGCTGCGAGAGAAAT